CTTTTTTGTCTTTTCTTACACTCATCCAAGCAAAAAAACAGATAAAAAACAGTATTTTATCAACAATTTACTAAACTAAAACTAGTTTATGTTTAAAAATTAGGTTGAAATTGTAAAAAATAGGTTTGTTTTTGGATACCGTAAACCGTATTATATACACTGTTTAACCACCCAAACGCACACACACAGAATACAAGTTCAATTTTATAAAAGGTTTATGTTATTTAAACATCTATGTTGAAAGGGTTATATACTTTGCGATATGAGCAATGATGTTTACTATAAGTTGTGGCGATTATGAGAACAGTCATTTCTGCTAACTTAGTAGTACACTCACAAGCAGACTTCTTTAGAATGTTGTATAGGTTCTTATAAGAGGCACGAAGGTAGTGTTTAGGAATTAAATAGTTTCACAGTTTCTTTACAATTTAGAATAATGTTAAATATTAAATGGTTTTTTGTTAATTTTATGAGGGTGGGGGTAGGTAGTAAAAAAATATGGAAGTTCAATTTTATATAATAATTAGGAAAGGAGTTAATATAATTTTTGTATCTTGCGAAAATAATTAACTATAATGAAAGAAGAAGAAAAGAAGTTAGGTAGTGAGGCTTTGAAAAAGCGACCTCATCTTGGTAAGATAGATGAGAATTATAATAAGACTCCAAAAGCATTAATACCTAAAAATAAAGAAGCAAGACAAGTGGCTAAGATGACTAGGAAATCACTTGCTTATGCACTAGAAGGACAGCCTGTAAAGATTAAGATGGCATTAGATATATTGTTTGATGAAGACCCTAGAGCATATATAGATGCAATAGCAAAACTAATGAACTATGCAATGCCTAAATTATCATCTACAGAGATTAAGAAAGATACTGATACTAAGATTGAGATTAACTTAACTGAAGGTGCAACACTTGATGATATTAAAAATCAAATTAGAGGACTTGAAGATGCAGAAGATATTGATTATACTGAATTAGATGACTAATAAAAAATTATTAAAGTTCGCACTAGAAAAGAAACTATGTGAGATGAGTTTCTATGAGTTCTTTAAGGCTGCTTGGATAGTAGTAGAACCTGCAGTACCATTATCAACTAATTGGCATCATAAATATATATGCGATACTCTACAAGAAGAATGTGAGAGAATCATAGCACAAAAGCCAAAAACAAAAGATATAATTATTAATGTACCTTTTAGAAGTACGAAATCTCTAATAGTTACTGTTATGTTTCCTGTATGGGCTTGGATAAAATCACCTAAACTAAGATTCATTACCTCATCTTACTCTGCTACTCTTTCTATTGAACTAGCAACTAAGTCAAGAGATATTATATTTAGTGATTGGTTTAAGACAAGATGGGGAGATGCTTTTCATATTAAGAAAGACCAAAACCTAAAAGAGAGATACGAGAATAATCATATTGGAATGAGAAGGGCAACATCTGTTGGTGGTACTGTAACAGGACAGGGTGGGGACTTTCTAATAGTGGATGACCCTTTATCACCACAAATGGCTAACTCAGCAACTGAAAGAGATAATGCAAATGAATGGTATAGGACTACATTCTACTCAAGGCTTAATCAAGCAGACATTGGAGTGAGGATTATTATTATGCAAAGAGTACACGAGGATGATTTAAGTGGATTCTTGTTAGATAGAGAAACTAGGACTAAGTATAAGCATATATGCATACCTGCAACAAATGAAGATGGAAACATTAAACCAAAATCACTAGAGAAGTTCTATAATAAAGAAACAGGACTATTTTGGGAAGATAGATTTAGTAAGGCAGTATTAGATGATTATAAAAGTGCATTAGGTACTTATGGTTATGCAGGACAACTACAACAAACTCCAACACCACTAGATAGTGGGATGATACATAAGGATTGGTTTAAGATAGATAGGTATAGGAATGATGAAGCAACAGTAAACTTTGTTATTGACCCTGCATATACTGCAAATCAAAAGAATGACCCATCAGCACTACTAGCATATACTTATAAAGATAATAAATGGCAGATAGTAGATTGTGTTAATGTACACAAAGAGTTCCCTGAACTTGTTAAATTCATTCCACAATGGGTAAAGAAGAATGGATATACGAATAAGAGTAGAATATATGTAGAGCCTAAAGCATCAGGTAAATCTATTGTACAGACTTTAGTTAGAGAAACAGGACTAAATGTCAAAGAAGATAAGCCACCAACTAAAGATAAAGTAGCAAGAGTAAGTGATATTAGTGCATCTTTAGAGAGTGGTAGAGTAAGTTTACTAAATGGAGATTGGAATAGAGAATTTCTTGACCAATTAACTAAGTTTCCTGCAGCAAAACATGATGATATGGTGGATTGCTTAGTAATGGCTGTAAATAAGGAGATTTGGAGTGGTGGAGGTAAAGTTTTATATTTTTCATAATTATTTTCAGTTTGTGTAAAAACTGTGAAATTATTTAGCAGTAAATGTACTATTTTTGTCTAGTTTTGAATAATTACAAAAAAATTATCAAAAAATTATGAATAAGACAGAGATATTATACCTAAACGACAATCATCAACAGATTATTGAGAAACTCGTTAAAGATGTTAAGGAATTGATGTATTTTGCTACTGAAGATGAAATATCAGGCAAATATCAAGATTTCTTACAGATACTTAATTCTGTTTACTTATATTCCAATAACTTTCACGAAACAACACTAAAGATAGAATCTAGCAATGGTGGGGTTTCAGAATTTATATTTCTAATCCCAAATATGTTATTTTACACTACTATTGGGTTTTTGACTGCATTAAAAAATCAAGATAATGCAAAGTATATGAGAGATTACCTTTCAGATATAGGAAATTGCTGTGAAAACGCTACAAGTGAATTAGCAGATGTACTTATAGATGCAGAGGAAAATAAAAAGATATTGGAGGACATAATGGATGGTGAAATAATTAAAAACTAAGATATGGTAGAAATTAAAATTCAAGACAAGAGTTACGAGATTCCAACAGAATGGAAGGACATTACACTTAGATATTGGTGTGGATTGTACTCAATCATCAATAAATACAACAAAAGAGATGAGGAAGGTAATGTAATTGAAGAAGAACACTCAGAAGTTGAGTTACTGAAGATGAATAGAGATATTTTTATGTATCTAACGGGACTTAGTTTAAATAAGATGAATGAACTAGATGTTGATAGCGTAAATACAGCAGTAGCAACATTTTCTCAATTATTAGAGGAGTATAAACCACAAGGTATTGAAAAGTTTGAGTTAGATGGTGAGGAGTACCTATTTCCAAAAGAATTTCTAAGAAGAAACACATTTGGAGATTATATTGAGGCAACTCACCTAGAAAGCACTATAGAGATAATGAAACATGGAAGATTTGATGTTTTACCTGAGCAAATGGCAATATTATGCAGAAGGGCAGATGAGGAGTATGATGATGATGCAATACCTGCTAAAACTGAGAAGTTTAAAGAATTGACAATGGATTTCGTATGGGAGTTCAGTTTTTTTTTGACAATGCAAAGCGTAAAATTAACTCGGACTTTCCAAATGTTTTTGGGAAAAACAGAGGAGGAGGTGCAGGAGGCAAAAATAGAGTTTCTACAGTTGGACTCTACAACAAATTCATAAAACCATATGGTTGGCTTAATAGCCTTTATATGGTGGCTGAAAAAAAGATTTTTAGAATAGAAGGACATAATGATATTGATAGCGTGAAAAAAACAGATTTATATAAAGTATTAACTTACTTAAGTTGGAATACTGCTAAAAATGACTATGAAATTGCTGTTCAAGAGAAAATACATAATAAAAATAATATAACACCGTAATAATGGCAATAACAAGATTAACAGATATAATAACGGTATTTGAAAGTAAATGGACTTATGGAGATACTAAGTTCGGATATGAGGGTGAGGTAAATCAAGACCACGACACTCAATATCCATTAATGCTAATTCAACCACCTGAATCAATCATTCCTGCAATATATAATGGTAGAGAAGAATATTCGTTTGAAATAAACTTCTACAATCTATATTCACAGGCAGCACAATCAGTAGTAACACTACAAAAGAGATGGGACAACTTACAAGATTTATCTAACGAATGGTTAGACCTTGTACTTAAAAACTATCAAGATGTAACTGTAGATGCATATCTAAATGATGAAAGCATAGAAATTGAAAGACTTAAAGATGTAGCAAACGATAAATTAGTACAAATAAAATTAGTATTCACAATGAGTGCGTTTACTAAATGTTTTAGACCTGTTTCTAACTACCCAACTGACTTTTCAGATTTAGCAATATGGTTAAAATCAGATAGTGGTGTAGGGTTTGACATACCAACAAAAAAAGTAAGCACTTGGGCTGACCAATCAGGAAATAACAATAATTTATCTCAAACTTTAGTAGTAAATAAGCCATTAAGATATGGTTATGGAGGTCAAGATGATAAATCATATTTAAGTTTCAATGGAACATCTAGCGATATGATTTCTGATTCAAACTCACCTATTACAGCAGACTTTACAATATTTGAGGTAAGTAATATAAAAAATCATGATTCTTCTGTTTTTTCTTATTCTAATGGTTTAGGTGTATCTATATCTATTGAATGTTTTGATAAGCATTATTACGCTAGAGTTACTCAAGAAATCGGTATAGATATTGAAACTCAAAATACTATTGATATTTTAGGTAAGAGTCATATAGGTGTATTAACTAAAAATCAGCAAAGAATTACTTTGAATTACTATGACTCAACTAACTCTACTACAAACACAGATGTTAATGGTGCACTTGACCCTAGTTTACGATTTAATGAGGATAAATTCAATATTGGTACTTTAGATGATGCTAGGCACTTAGATGGTGATGTACAAGAGGTTATAGTTTACAACAGAGTATTATCAGATTCTGAGATTGATAGTGTTAAGAGTTATTTGAATTTAAAATATAAAATATATTAAGATATGGCAAGTGTAAATGGAGGTAGTGGTAGTTTAAGTTGGGGTATAGTACCTTTAGATTGGAATAGTTCCAATTTAGCAACAATGAGTTATAGTTATAGAGGTAACTACTTAAAGAGTGCTAATGACCAACTAAGGTATCAAATTCAATGGTTTTATGCAGGAAACAATGAAGGTACTGAGCCTGTCAATTCAGGTGATTTAGTTAATGTGATATTTAAAGTTGAAACAAGTGTAGATAGTGTTAATTGGAAAACTATTGGAACTGTAAAAAAATCAAGAGATATAGCAAACAGAAGATATAAAACAGGAACAGTTGCAGGTGGTCATAGATTTACAATAGATGTAAGTCAATTAGTTTCAGATGAATTGTCTTATAGTTTATGTCCTATAAATAAAGGTACTTGGCAATCCCCTTTTTATGGAGGTATGAATGGTGGATTAACAATGCAAGATAATGTTATTGGTTCTAATGCTGCATCAGGCTATCCTATAAGTAGTTATAATGTTAGTGAGAATGGAACATTTAGAAGGTTAAGAGTTAGTGCAACTTTTGAAGTTTTAGATGGAAATGGTCAGATAGTTGCTGCTACTAATACCAAGTCAAGTCCACCTTATGTAACAGTTATAAACTCAGTAAATCAATTTGAGAAAGATACTGTTTATTACAATCAACAGTTTATTCACGATAAATGGTCTACAAGTTCAACTTCTCCAAAAAGATTTAATACTAGATGTCCTAATTGGTATCACAATACTGATGCGAATAAAGTGGCATATAATAAGAGTGTTAGAATGGATGAAGAGGCAGAGTTTTTGCAATGGTATGTTAAAGAAACATATAATGGCAATGATTCAGGGGATTACTACAATCTTATTGAGTTGTATGGTAAAACATTCACAGCAGATGGTGTATTAGAAAATGAATTTGTTTTAGCAGACTTTACAACACTATTAGACTTGAATAATTCTACTTCATTTGCACATTACCAAAACAGAATGTTAATTCAAAATGTTAGTCCATCCTTCATTAATGCAAATGCATTTGCACCTCAAGAAGATAGTACAGGTGGTTTGCCTGTGGGTTGTTACAATACACCAATATCTCCAATAACAGCAAATACTCACAGGTATAGACTTTATTTTAGAGGTTTCTACAATGCAAATAATCCTGCACCAAATCCTTGGATAGAAGTAAGGCATAGTGCTGTTAATTGGTATGAGATAGATAGAGAAGATGAGAAAAATGCTTATGGTTTTGTTAGATTTCATTGGTTAAATTCAATGGGTGGTATTGATAGTTATACTGCAAAAAGAGATGTAGTAGAAGGACTGACAATTAGTAGAGATGTCGTAGAGAGAAAAAGTGGTGATAGAACTTGGTATCAAGATGACCGAGGTTATGCAAATAACGCACCTTTTAATATACCTGATAACGATTTTTATGTTTCAGATACAATGAGAGGTGGTGATATATATAAAGGTGGTAGAGAGGTTTCAAATGTAAATGCTGATAGAGTGCAAAGCGTATATACTGAGCCATTAAATAAATCTGTTGCTAAGTGGTTAGAGGAAATGTTGTTATCGCCTAATGTATGGATAGAAATGGACACAGAAGCGACTCAGATGGGTTATGCAAGAAATCCATACTTAAGACCATCAGACAAAGGATATATACCTGTAATTATTACAAATAGTGATGCTGAAACTGTTAATCAAGCAGAGGGTTTAGTTAAATTTAATATTGAATATACTTTAGCACATAAAGTAATAACACAAAGAAATTAAAATATGTCGGTAAAAATAGAGATATTAGATTATAAGTATGATGCTTCAAATGCTATTGATTGGGACAATAGTGTAGTTGGTGAGTTAGATATAACTGACCATTCTGATTTTCCTTTAGCAATGACATTCCAAATATCAGACTTTAAAGATTTAACCTCAACTACAGGTGATTACAGTAAGACATTTAAAATTCCTGCTACTAAAAATAATAATAAGATATTCAAACATTTATACAATCCAAATTCAATCTCTGAAAATAAAATAACAGACAAAAAGAGTTGTAGGATTTTGGTAAACAATCTTTATTCTACAGTTGGACTTATTAAAGTTAATGCAGTAGGTGGTTATGCAGAAACACCATCTTATTATGATTGTGTGTTTTTTGGTAGTAATTTAGGGTGGGGTGCAGTTTTGCAAGATAAGTATATGGATGCTATAGATTGGGGTAATGATAGTAAAAACTTAACTTACAATAAAGCAAGTATTATGGCTACTTGGCAACACGCTGATTGTGATGATGCTTCTTCTGCTTCAGATGCACCAATAGTATATCCAATAACATCTTATGGTGTTTATAATGAAGGTGGAAAGGCTAGAACAATACAACTACTAGACAATGCTTATGATTATAGTGGTACAGGAAGTCCGACAAAGGTAGGTTATTATGGTTTTTGGAATGATGGTAGTTCTTACGAAACACCTCTACCATCTGCAGATTGGCGACCATCAGTATTTGTTAAAAGTACATTAGAAAAGATATTTAATGGGGTTGGCTATCAGATAAATTCAAATTTTATGAACACAGATATGTTTAAGAAGTTGGTATGGTTATTACCTAATTTTAAATATAATAATCCTGATGAAAGATATTCTAAATATTCTGCAGAAGCAACTTTTGATACATCTGTTGCTTTATCTGAATTTGAAATTGAAAGTTATTGGGCTTATTCTACTGGTTCTGCTGCTTCTTTTGATTTACAATATAGCAGTCATAATGTTGATTTTGGAACAATAAACACTAACTTTACTCTATCAAGCGAAACAGCATCTACAGATATAACTTATATTGGTGGTGCAGAGGGATTTGAAATTGCTGAATATGGGTATTATAAGATAAAAGCATCAGGATTTTCTGCTGAATTGAGTAATCTATTACAAGACCTTGGTGCAGGGGCAGGTGCTCAAATACCTGCTGATTACGTTCAGAGTAATGGTAGTAGAAGAACAGAATTATATATAAATAGAGTAAGATTTGTAATTCAAGTAAAAACAGCAGGGCAGAACAGTTGGAATAATATAGATAGTGTTCAAGATGTTACTCTAAAGAATTTTAAAGGAAGTCCTAATGCTAGTGGTGTTAGTGGAGGAGGTAATGTAATAGATGCAACTAATTCTTATGATTGGAATGTAAGTGGTGGTATTAATCTTGAGGAATATTGGTTAAATAAAGGTGATAGGATTAGAATAGCATTTTTTGCTGAATTTCACCCTCATGACAATGTTGGCTCTTGGAAAGGAAATGGTGATTGGAGTTTTGATGTTATTCCAACAATAGGAGAATTTGATATTTCTCTTAAGCCTGAAAAAGTAGAATATGGTCAGACTTATGATTTAGATAAAGTAATGAATAAAGATTATAAGCAAACAGATTTTGTTAAGGGTATTGCTCACGCATTTAATCTTCAAATGACTACTGATGAAAGTACAAAAACAGTAAATATAGAGCCTTTTAATAGTTTCTACAAACCTTTTGGTCGTGCTATAGATTGGACTTATAAGTTAGATAGAAGCAAAGAAATAAGTGATAAGTGGCTTGAAAACGATTTAAAAAGAACTTTGGTTTTTAAATATAAGAGTGATGGTAAGGATGCTAAGGTTAAAATTAGAGGTGAGAGATACTTTTTTGGAATAGAAGATGAGTTTCCTTATAGAGAGATACTTCCTGATACATTTGAGAAGGGAGATAGTACATTTGAAAATCCTTTCTTTGCAGGTACTTATAATGCTAAAGACTATGATACAACCCAATTCTTTTCTAGTTCTAATTCTTCTTTCAATGATACTGCTTTTTCTGCTTGTTTGTGGACAGAAGATGTATCTTCTAATGCTGAAGGTAGACCTAATAAGGGTTATGAGTTTTTGCCAAGATTATTGTATTGGAACAAATACTCTCCTAATCCTTCTAATTCAAATAGTAAAAGAGCAAGAGTACAAACTTGGTCTAACACCACTAAGGTTGTTTCTGCAGGAGTTACAGGGTCATCAGGACTTCTTTCAGATATATACCCACAAGCAACAATGATTAATACTGACAGCACCACAAGTCCTGTTTTATCTTATGGTAATGTTTATGTAAGAGATTATGATGATGTTAATAAAACTTACTCATCATATGTAGTTGGAAAAGGATTATATGATACTTATTATAAGGATTCTATTGAGATGTTAAAGGAGAATCCTAGAATGAGAACATCATATATAACACTTAAAATATCTGACATTGTTAATTTAGATTTTACAAAATTAGTTTATATTGATGGTGTTTATTGGAGGATAAATAAAATAATAGATTTTATGCCAAACAAAAATGAATCTACAAAAGTAGAGTTAATTCAATTCACTCAACAAACTGCTTTTTCAGGCTATGCACCTATGGTTAATAGTTCAGGTGGTCTTAATAATTGGCAGGATGTTATCGCTGATGATGACTTTGACTTGCCTTCTTAATAATAATAAAATATGAATAATAAGCAAGAGATAACAAGTAGAGGTTTAGCACAGCAAAGTGGGCTAGATATATTCTGTTCAATAACTAACTACACAGGTGAGTTTATAAGTATGGGGAATCCATTAATTACAAGTAATGTAGATTCTGCTGCTGATGCAGAAGCAATTTCTGTTTCTGACCCACAATTAGATGTTGTAAGTACATTATTCCCTTCAACACAAAACATTTGGTATAAATACCATACTCCACACGCACCATATACAACTATACAAGCACCTTCTACGGCTGATATTTATGTCCAATTTAAAGGTCATAAGAGTGGTGGTGTTATAAGTTTATGTGGTATTTATCAGCAATTATCAGGATTAACTGTAGGTAAGAAGTATTCCATAGAAATGATAAGTCCTTATCTAACTGTTGAGGGTAAATTTACTGTATTTACATACAGTAAGACAGGTGAAACTGTTGTGCAAAATTCATTTGATTCATTTACTATGCCTAATAATAGTTCTAGTATGACTACAGAGTTTACAGCAGTTTCAACAAATGACATTGTACTAATTGATTATACTACTGAATCAACCTCAGCAGTTGTACAATACCTTTACTCAATAAAAATATCAGAAGTGCAAGAGTATTTAGCACCTGTATATGTTCAAGATAAATTTAACAATGCTCATAAAACATTAAGAAGAAATTTAGGTAATACATTATCAGATGATTAAATTCAAACATACAAATAGGGCTTTAGCAGATGTTGGCAAGACACTAAGAGTGAAACTGCAAGATGAATTAAAGTTTCAAAAGCATAATGCTACAGGAAGATTGAGTAGTAGTTTAAAATACAATGTTATAAAGAGAGGTATGAGTGTGTTGAATATAACATCATCAGTTTCATATTGGAGAGCAGTTAATAATCCTAAGTTTGCTAAAGTTCCTAATCTAAATACCATATTAAGATGGATGGGTCAGAGAAGTATAAAAGGAGGTATTAATTCTGCTATGGCAATATTAAATAGATTGTCAAGTGGGAAAAAGGAGGGTCAAAAAGCGAATTATGGTAATAAGACATATCCAAATAATAATATGAGGCAGCCTTATATAACTTATGAAGCAGGGAACAAGGTAAGAAGAACAAACTTTGCAGGATATGTAGCAAATAAGTTTAGTAAAGAAGTAGCAGTCAAGTTAGCACCATCTATTGGTGCAGATGTAGCAAGTATGATTAGAGAAAAAATTAAAAATAATACAAAAGCAAAAGTTAGTTAATATGGCAAATACAGAAAAGATAGTAGTACAGGTAGTAGTACAAGGTGATAAGCAATTAGATAAGTTAGATAAGAAAGCAGGGAAAACAACCAAGAGTTTTGGTAAGATGGCTGCAGGTATTTTTGGTGCTACTGTTGCATTTAGAAAGATAGCACAAGTTGTATCAGGTGCAATAAAAACTTTTAGTGCTTTTGAATTTCAAATGGCTAAAGTTAGAGCAATATCTGGTGCAAGTGAAAGTGATTTTAAAAAACTTTCAGAAACTGCACAAGATTTAGGTAGAAAAACTTTTTTTACAGCCACACAAGTTGCAGAATTACAAACTAATTACGCTAAGTTAGGGTTTACAACAAGAGAAATATTAAACGCACAAGAGGCAACATTATTATTAGCGACAGCAACAGGAAGTGATTTAGGTAGGGCTGCTGTTGTGGCAGGTGCTGCAGTTAGAGGGTTTGGGTTAGATGCTAGTGAAACTACAAGAGTTGTTGATGTTATGACTTTATCATTTAATTCATCTGCATTAGATATTGAGAAGTGGCAAACATCTATGACTAAGGTAGCACCTATTGCAGCAGGTATGAACATCCCACTAGAAGATACTGCTGCTATTATGGGTACGCTTACAGATGCAGGTATTGAGGCTTCTATTGCAGGTACATCTATGAGAAATATATTTTTAAAGATGAAGGATTCTTCTTCTGACTTATCTCAATTTTTAGGATTTACTGTAAATAGTTCTGTTGATTTATCAAAAGCATTAGAAAAGTTAGGAACTGCTAGTGACAGTACATTAGATGGGCTTGTTAACATAAGACAAGTTGCTGCATTTAGTGTAATGGTGAAGGGTAGAAAAAGGGTTGAAAAATTAACAGAAGAATTAAGAAACGCTGAAGATGCTGCTCAAGAAGCAGCAAGTATTATTGGAAATACACTTGAGGGTGCTTTTAAAAGACTAGCATCTGCAACACAAGGATTAGCCATAACACTTACTGCAGATTTAGGGAAGGGATTGCAGTTTATGATTGATAGGTTGGCAGGTTTAATTAATAGAGTTGAAGAAAACTCAGACTCTATTGCTAAGTGGACTAGGAATATCGTTAATGCAATAAAATGGATAGTTAAAATAAAAATAGCGATATATGCAGCAACAACTTCATTCAAACTATTTACTGCAGCAAGTTTAGGTGCAACAACTATGAATGGTACATTTGTGAGGTCTTTGGTATTAGCAAGAAATGGAGTTAAAGCACTTACACTTTCATTGCGTACTGCAAAAACAGCAGTAAAATCACTTTTGGTAAGTACAGGTATTGGGGCGTTAGTAGTAGTTCTAACAACACTTGCTGAAAAATGGTTTTTTACTGCAGATGCTACTGATGAGGCTACCGAATCAAATGATGAGTATTTAGAATCATTAAAAAAGACAGAAAGAAAAGAAAAAGAATTTAGCGATTTTAATGACAAGAAATTAGCGAAAACAATTAAGCAGGGTAAATTGGATGAGGAGTTACAAAAACAGGCTAGAGATAGTTGGAAGGAGGGGATAGAAGCAAACCAAGCAATACTAAAACAAACAACAAAAGGTGATAAGGCAAATCTTTTCTTTAAAGATTTAATCAAAAAGCAGCAGGAAGAACTAATGAAGTTGGAGGATAAGTTACTTGAAATCCAACTGAATAATGGTCAAATTAGGGCACATTCTTTACAAAAAGCACTTGATGATGATAAGAAGGCATCAGAAGATAAGTACGCTAGAAAAGTTTTAGATGAGAAAAATAATTTCCTCAATAGTGTAATATCAAAAGAACAACTAGATCAAAGACTAGAAAAACTTGAGTTGGAACATCAAGTGGAAATGAAAAACATTTTAACTAAACACAAGGAAGTAACTATTGAAATTGAAGGAGATATATTAAATTCAAGGATAAAACTTAAAGAAACAGAAATAAATAAACTTGCTGAGTTAGAAAAAGAAGAAGAAGCAAGAAAAAAACAAGATTTTGAAGATACTACAAAATTTTTAGAAGAGGTTTCTGATGATTATTGGGATAGTTTACTAGAAGATGTTTATAATGGTACAGAAAAAGAGAAAGACCAAGCAAAAAAATTATTAGAATTTAAGATTGACTTAATAGACAATTTACTAAAAGATGAAAGTTTATCTATTGAGCAAAAAGAAGAATTAGAAAAAAGGAAGCACGATTTGATAATGCAACAAATGAAAGTTGAACACGATACACAAACTCAACTTACGGAAGAAGAATTAGAGAAGCAAAAAGAAATTTCAAGCCAAAAACTTGCAGTAATGAAGGCTGCTTCTGATGCTATCTTTACTATAATGGCTGACAATCTAAGTAATCAAACAGACAGAGAAACTAAAAAACTTGAAGAAAGAAAAGATGCAGGGCTTATAACAGAAGAAGAATACGAGGAAGGAGTAGAGGCTATACAGAGAAAGGCATTTGAAAAGAAGAAAAGACTAGATATTGCTCAGGCAATAATTAATGGTGCTTTAGCAATGACAACAGTAATGGGACAGACAGGGGTACTCTCTTTTGCTTTCTCTCCATTTATTGCAGCAATGACTGCAGCACAGATTGCCGTAATAGCATCTCAGAAATTCGCTTTAGGTGGAATGGTAGAAGAATTTGCTAAAGGTGGGATGGTTAATGGAAAATCACACGCACAAGGAGGGGAGAAGTTTGCAGTAGGTGGTAGAGTAGTTGAGTTAGAAGGAGGTGAGGCTGTTATCAATAAAAGAAGTACATCAATGTTTAGAGGTCAATTATCAGCAATGAACGCTGCAGGAGGTGGTGTTAAGTTTGCAGATGGTGGATTACTTAATCAACCTTCATTTAGCCAACAACAATTCAATGCACTAGGTCAGAATCAAATGATGGGTGCAATGGGAGGTGCAAGTAAAGTAGTAGTAGTAGAGGCAGACATTACAAGTAGTCAGAATACAGTTAGCGTGATACAATCTCAGGCAACAATTTAATAATCAAAGAAATAAACAAATGTTTGTTGATAAGAAAACCAAGTTAGAAAGATTAGAAGTGTGTAAAAGTTGTAGTTTTTACCGAAACTTTATGTTACTAAAGAAACCTAAAATAAGCAAAGGCTCAAGATGTGCTAAATGTAAGTGTTTCCTAGATGCTAAAACATCATTAACAAAAGAGTTTTTTGGTAAATGTCCTGAAAACAAATGGTAAAACTTTACATATGAATTTCAAACAAATCGCTGCTAATTACAGCAAGAACAAAAGAAGTATGATGACTGATTGTGTTGTTAGAAACACAAATTATAAAAGAAACTTCCCAAGCCATCACGCTGAATCATTAAGTTTGATGTTTGCTGAGTGGCATTTATTATTCCCATCTAACAAGCAAGATATGAATTGCACCTCTTGTAGAGCAGCAGTTTGTAAGTTTTGGGAGATGATGGTAGATGAATGGATTGAAGTTGAGCAAACACCTAAAAAGAAAAATGTCAGAAAAAAAAATAAGACAAAATAAGGTAGATGTAGTCTTTGACTTTATTGAACTTGAAGGTAGAGTGTTAGAAAAGAAGTTTGGATTAAGTCCAACCTGTAAAGATATTATCAAACATCTTGTAGAGGAAGGTATAATTGAGCCTAAAAGAATTAGGAACTATATGATTATTGCTGACTTTGATAAGATGCTAGTAGGCAACCAAGGTAGTAGAACTCACACTTGGATGGACTTATCTATTAAATACAATATAAGTGAGAGTATGGCTCAGAATATAGTATATAAGGAGAGAAAGAAGTCTATACCATCTAACAATATCACATACTAAAAGTTTTGTACGAAAATTAGGTAAGATTAAAATCATTTACTTATATTTTTGCCACTATGAACGAAAAATGGTATAACATTCAAAACAAAGCAGGTAACTCTGCTGATATATATATCTTTGATGAGATAGGAACTTATGGTGTAACTGCACAAGATTTTATTTCAGAAATCAAAGGATTAAAAGATATGCCAATCAACTTACGCATCAACTCTTTAGGTGGTGATGTATTTGATGGTATGGCTATGTATAATGTAATCAAAAGAAGAGAATCTAAAACTACAGTTTATATTGAGGGTATAGCAGCAAGTATTGCTACTATCATTGCTCTTGGTGCAGATGAGGTTGTAATGGCAGAAAACTCTTTATTTATGATTCATAACGCTTGGGGAGGTGCTAGTGGTGAGGCTAAGGATATGCGTAAAACTGCTGAAACTCTTGAGAAGATTACAAGTGAACTAACAGACATTTATGTAAAAAAGACAGGATTATCTTATGATGCTGTTGCTCAGATGATGGATGAAGAAACTTGGTTAAATGCTGAAGAAGCATATAAACTAAGATTTATTGACACTATCTCTGATTCTATTAAGGTGGCTGCTAAGTATGATGTTTCTAAGTTTAAGAACATCACACAAGAAGAAATTAAGAATAAATTAAGTATTAATATAAATAACAAAAAAATGACTAACGAGTTAAAAGAATGGTTTAATAGCAAAGTTGAGGAAATTGTTACTTCTGTAAAAGGTGAGGTAAAAGTTTCTGAAGATGTTGTTGAACAAACTACGATAACTGTGAATTTAGGAGATAATGAAGAAATTACAAATAAGATTTCTGCATTTGAGGCTAAGAACATAGAATTATCAAACAAAATATCTTTACTAGAAGGTGAGTTGGCTACTGAAAAAGGAACTAACGAAACTTTAACTGTAGAGGTAGAAGGTTTAAACGCAAAAATCAACAAGGCAGATGCTAAAGGTACTGAGTTAAATACTGATAGCGACCCTGCAATAGTTGAAAACAAAAAAGTAGATGCAAATGCAGATTTTTACAATGTATTAGCATCAAGAATTAGAAGTAAATTTAATAACTAAAAAAATAGAAAAAAATGGCAAATGTAGCAAATAATAGTATCGCAGCAACTTACGGAGGTGCGAACTTAAACGAAATCTTTTACGAGCCTGTATTCAGAAGTGAAGATTTAATGCGTAACTATAGAGTAATTCCTAATGTTAAGCACAAGATGAATGTATATACTGCAGCATCTTTAACTAAAATTGTTGAGTCTTACTCAGGTTGTTCTGCAACAAGTGGTGCAACTCAATTTAATATTGATGATAAAGTAATTACTGCAGGTAGATGTAGAGTTGCTTTAGAGCAATGTACTGATGAGTTTTTCGGAACTTTCATTGAAGAGTCTTACAGAAGTGGTGCAGATGTAATGAACATTGAGGGAACTCAATTAGCAGATGCAATCGTAAACAGAGCAGTAAAAGGTATCGCACAAGATGTAGTAAGATTAGCGTGGGGTGGTGATGTAGCAGGTGCAGTAGCAGGTTATACAGCATTTGATGGTTGGATGGAGTTAATGAAAGCAGAGCCTGTAACTGAGGTTACTTTTGCTTCAATTACAGCACCAACAGCAGCAGAAGCACTTACAATGTTAAGAACTATTTATGATGGCGCACCTGCAGCGTTACAACAAGTAGCACCTGCAGACAAGAAAATGTTTGTAACTCCTAAAATATTCAATGCTTACTTAGCAAACCTAGAAGGTACAGGTGCTGATTTAGCAGTAGTAAACCAAGTAGATGGTATGCGTAGAGTAATGTTTAGAGGTGTTGAGGTTGTAGCAATGTATGAGTGGGACACTATCTTAACAGATACTAATCCTGATGTATTCCAAACTGCAGCAGGTGCTGACAATACTCAAGGAATGTGTTACTGTGCAGTAGACAACTTGATTATCGGTTCTGATGTAACAGACCCTGAAGGTTCTTTCAAAGTATTTTATGATGATTTAGAAGAAAAAATGTTCTTTAGAGGTTACTTCAAGTTAGGTGTACAGTACTTGTATTCTTCTCTTGTTCAATGGGGACTTGGGGCATAATAATAATAATGTAATAATAGAGGGGGTGTAAAAACCTCCTCTTAATTACTTTTAAATAACTAATAAAAAAATAAAAAAATGGCAATAGATACAGGTTTAGCGATTGACTGCACAGACTTACAAGCAACAGGTGGTATAAAACAAATACTACTAAGGTCTTGGGCTGATGGAGATACAATCGGATATGGAGGTACAGGTGTACATACAATTACAAGTATTAAAGATACTGGTGGAACTGATGCTGATTGGGGTGTGTATGAGTTTAAAAATGAAACTCCTGCATTAACTATCAATGCAACTAAAGAGAATGGTTCAACTGCTTTTGAGTGTGGATTATCTTTTACACTTCCAAGAATGGAGGTTGGTAAATTTAATGCAATACAAGATATGTTAAATGCTTGTTTAATGATAATAGCAGTAGATACTAATGATAAGGCTTTCGTTTTAGGTGTTTCTAAGAAATACAGAAATGAAAGTGTAGCATACAGAAGTCAAACTTTTGGACAATTTTCAAGTGCTGAAGGTGGTTCAGGTGCTGCTTATTCTGATGAAAATGGAGTTACTATTTCTCTAATGGCAAGACAATTTGAAATGCCAAGAGAGTATGTACCTTCTGCAACAGGGATTCAAGTTGCTGCAACAGGTTTAACTGCAACAACAGATTAATAATTAAAGGTATATTTATAGGTTGAACTTAGTTCGTAAAAAGTTTATAACATTTTCCTATTAATATCTTTCTAATAATATGTGTGATTGTGGCAAAAATGTTGTAGATTTATCACACTTAAAGATATATACAATTATGGCAGAATATAAAGCAAAAAAAGATGTTGTTCTTATAAGAGATGGTGAAAGATTCATCTTAAGAGAATCATCACAAGAAGAATTATCTTACCTATATGAAGATTTAGGTTTGACTACATTAGTAGAAAAATTATCAACTACAAAAACAAAAGATGAGCCAAAGAAAGCAACCAAAAAGAAAAAGTCAGGTAAAGAATCTTCAGACTCAAAAGAGTAATACTTTTGAATTTGGAGTTTTTAATTTAGCAGTACCTGAGAATATTAGCGAAATACAGGACATCTCTAAGATAAGAACGGATTATGTTCCTTTTGGTGATAACAACTTATTCCCACAATACTTAGCAAAGTTAAAGCGACAATCATCTACTCATAGAAGTGTACTTGCTCAAAAGACTATCTTTACGAGTGGTGCTAAATTCGTTAGTAATGATGAGGATGTATTAAATTACATTAAAGATGTTAATGCTGATGGAGAGTCATTAAGAATGATTTTCAAGAAATTAGCAGATGATTACTATACATTTGGAAATGCTTACTTAGAGGGAGTTTTATATGATGGTGGACTAAATCTATATCATGTAGATGCAACTACTGTTAGAATGGCTAAAAACAAGAAAGAAGCATACATTCATCCTGATTGGGCAAAGTTCAATACTATGAAGGATAAACTCAATGTAATTCCTTTATATCCTGAAGTAAAGGGTAATAGATTTATATTTGAGTTTAATGATTATGAGCCTACATTCCAATTCTATGGTTTACCTGATTATGTTGCTGCATTAGAGCATATTGCAGTTGATTATGAGATTGGTAAATGGAATCACACAAAATTTAAAAATGGCTTCCAACCATCTGCAATCGTTGAGATTAGTGGAGATATGGGTGAAGAAGAAGCAAAGAAATTAGTACACGAAGCACAGAAGAAGTTTGTAGGAGATGGGAATAATGGTAAGATTATGTTTATCGTTAAGAATGGAGATACTTCTCAGGCTAATGTACAGATAATAAAAGATGACCAAGAAGGTAGTTGGATAGACTTACAGAGAATAACCGACCAAAACATTGTAACTGCTCACAGATGGCAACCATCATTAAGTGGTTTAGTTAGTTCAGGTAAGATGAATAATACAGGTAGTGAGATTAGAATTGCTTATGATTTAGCAATGACTACTGTTATTAAAGATACTTCTGATTTACTTTTAAATGGTATTAAAACAATACTATATAAAGAATTAGGTTTCTTACCTGAAGATTTAATAATTCATTATGAGCCACCAATTAGTTTTGCTACTCAGATTGACCCATCAAAAATCCTTACAATTAATGAGCAAAGAAGATTGTTAGATGAGGACTTGCCAATGCTTGTAGAGGGTGATATGTTCTTAACTGATAGAGAGCAAATTATTGTAACAAGAGATGATGATGCTGATGGTGTTGGAGATGACAATGCAGGTGATTTAAGTGTAACTGAAAAAACAGAATAACTATGGCAAATGTAAATCAATATAAAACACTAGCAACAGCAGGAGAGGTTATAAGTAATAGTTTTACTAACGCTAATACTGACCCTGCTTTAATTTCTACTAATACTATATTGCTTTCTGAATTAGCACATTTAAAAAGTGCTATTGGGAAGAAGTTTTACGAGGAATTAAAAACACAAAACAATGGTGGTACTTTAACTACTGCAAATCAAACTTTAATGGATGACTTCTTAGTTAGAACTCTATGTTGGTTTGCAAGATTTGAGGTAATTAATGAAATTCAAAGTAATAGTAGTAGTGCAGGTATTGTTCACAATATTGATGAGTTTTCTACTATTATTGACCCTTCTGAATTAAATGCTTACAAGCAAGATACTTACAGAAAGGCTGAGATATACTTAAAAGATATGATAGAGTTTCTTGATGACCCTGATAATAGTGGTGATTACCCTACATATACTGCTAATGCACCTTGTAATACAACTACATACAAGAATCACGGAATTATAATGTACGATAGTATATACTCAAGACCTCGTAGAAATTATGATAGTTGGAAGAATTATTGTCCTGAATGTTAAAATAAATATATAAATGGCTGCAAACGAACATAAAAATCTAACTGATATAAATAGGCATAATCCAATGGGATTTGAAAATGCTACCAATGATACTTTATTAAGTAAAGATTCAGGTACATCTGCTACAGGTACTGATGGTAATTTAGTTTGGTTGCCTAAAAGTAGTGTAAAGACTACTGTAGTTCCAATAAAAGGATATACTACTAGTAATGGTAGCACCTATGAATATGCACAACAAATGACTGATGCTCAATCACCATTTGAACATAATGTTGATTATGGTAGTGGTACAGTTGGTGGTGCAACTTTAGATGTTAGTGATATATTTAGAGCAGGAGGATATGTTTCTCATAGTAATTGCACTATAAATAAGATAAGTGGTTGGTTAGTTGGTAATGCTGCTACTGTTGCTACTCTAGCGATATGTAAGATAACACCTGTTAATAATAACGCAACACCATTAACACCAATACTTTTAGATGAAATTGCAATAACCTGTACTACTAATGATAAATTACAAAGTATAAGTGAGATTACATTCAGTAATGATAGTTTACTTGAGGGAGATATTGTTTTCGCTATGATTAAGGCAGATGTAACAGGGAGGGTTATATTCTTTAATGTAACAATGGAATTATCTTATGACAACTAAAGAGGAGATAGTATCAATGAAGAAAGACATTAGTTCAATAAATGAAAAGATAGATAGTTTAGATGATAAGTTAGATATGCTTACAGAAAGATTACTTAATCCTGATACAGGAGTTACTGCAAGAGTAAACAGAAACACAGCAATGAGAAAAGTATTAGTTAAGGCAATGTGGTTGATTTATACAGTAACTATAGGTTCTTTAGTAGCATTATTCACAAAAATATAAAAAATAAAATAAAATAATATGGCAACAACAATAGTACCTTCAAATTTAACAGTAACAATATCAGAGTCATACACTCTTAATGGGGTGGATTATGGTAATACAATGAATAAGACTTACATTGATAACGGACAGGTATCTCAAAGAATTATGACTATTGCAGCAGAAGGTGATGGTGGAACTTGGACAGATATATTGGCTTTATCAACTGCTGATGGTCAGGGTCAGGTAGTTAAAACAGAATACAAATACTTTAGAATCACTAACTTAGATGATACACATACATTGCATTTTAGAGTTGCTACTGATACAAATGAATTTCACTCATTTGAGGTTACTCCTTCAAGTAGTTTCTTGTTAATGGATGCAGGTGTAGATTATACTACTACATCAGGTGCTGCTATAACATTTAAAGATATAATAGCAATAGCAGGTCAATCATCTCACGCTACTGAATCTTTAGATGTTGAATTTGTAATGGTTACCTCTTAATATGCCTTGCTACGAGTGTGAAAATGGTAGTTGGAGGTTTGGCGAAACAGGTGGATGTGATTATTCTAGTAAGTCAGAGTGTGAAACTGCTAACAAAGATTATTATGCAGCAGAAACTTATAATGACTATCCACAAGCAGCAACTAATAACGCTAAGAGGGCTATAAAGTACAAAGAAGAAAACGGAAGTGATTGTGGTACTCAGGTAGGTTGGACTAGAGCAAGACAATTAGCAAATAGAGAAAAACTTTCAAGAGATACTATTGCTCGTATGGCATCATTTAAAAGACATCAACAGCATAAAGATGTACCTTATGATGAAGGATGTGGAGGTATTATGTGGGATGCTTGGGGAGGAGATGCAGGTGTTAATTGGGCTATAAAAAAGTTAGAACAAATTGATTCTGAAAATAAAATTAAAGAAGATTTTGAAAGTTTTTTTGAGGAGATTATTAAATCTATTAAAGAGAATAAATAAAGTGGAATTAAAATACTTTAAAAGAAGTGAGTTTAATTGTAAGTGTGGTTGTAACACTAATTACATTAATGAAAACTTCTTAGAGATGATGGATAGAGCAAGAAGGATTGCAGGAGTTCCATTTAAAATCAATAGTGGTTATAGGTGTGAAAAACATCCATTATCAATAAGCAATCCAACAAGTTCACATATTAAGGGTATTGCTGCTGACATTAAATTTACTGATGGTAAAAACTTAGCATTAATTCTTGGAGGATTAGGTGGTGTAGGATTTGAAAGATTTGGTATAGACTTTAAAAACAAGTTTATACACGCTGATTGTGATGAGGACAAAACAAACCCTTGTATTTGGGGTTATTAAACTGAATATTAACTAATTAAATATATATTATGAATTTTATTACAGAAAATTGGATTGAACTATTAGTTGGCTTAATGGCTTTCGCTAAAGTTATTACTAATTTAACTCCAACAGAAAAAGACAACAAAATCTTTGGTTGGTTAGATACTATGATTGATGCTCTAGTGCCTAATTATACAAAGAAAAAATAATGATACCTCAATGGGTGGGGTCTATGCTACTTAAGGGTGGTGTAAAGCCAATAACAGACTTATTGAAAGCAGTTAAAGAACTGTTTACAGACACAAAAGGTAAGTGGAGTAGCAAGAGAACTATTAGTGGTGTAATAGTTTTGTCTGCAAGTTTATATATTGAGAAAAATGGTATTGATACTAATGCACTAATACTTACAGGATTAGGTGTTTTACCTTTATGTTTTTCAGTATTTGAAAAAAATAATAATAAATGTACCGATAATTGTAAAAAATAATTATCTTTGCATAGACTTTGAGGGGGTTGTGTCCTTCTTTGTTTTCAAAATTGTTTATAGTTTTCAAGAGTGGGATGTTTAAAAACATCTCACTTTTGTATTATATAAGCATTTTTTTTCGTAATATTGCCTCATAACCAATACTTTAAACAATGAAACAATATGGTAAAAGATTAAGGCTTTCAGAAGAAGAAGTTGAAATGATTTATGAGAATAGAGCAGAAGATACTACTAACTTCAATGGCAACACTGCATTAGACATACACCTATCAGAGAGGGGTATAAAAAAGAAAGATGTAGTTTCTGTAAAACATTGGCAATCTGCTAGTGGAGAATTTAGATTCAGTATTGTAACTAAGGAAGACTTAACTGCAAACGAAAATGACATCTTAGGTAAGGTTGAGAGTTTTATAGAAAATCATTCACCACACTATCCATCTATAAAGAGAGAGATAAAACAATCCAATCACTTATTAGTTATAAATCCTGCAGACATTCACATAGGTAAATATGCTAGTCATACTGAAACAGGTGATGGTTATAATGTAGAGATTGCTTGTAATAGGGTTTTAGAAGGCTTAGAAGGACTTATAGAAAAATCTAAAGGCTTTGATGTAGATAGAGTGTTATTCTGCATAGGTAATGATGTTCTACATATAGATAATGTTTACAACACTACGACAGCAGGTACAAATCAGGATGTAGATGGTAAATGGTGGGAACACTTTGAAGTTGCTCTAGCACTATATGTTAAGTGTGTTGAGATACTAAGAGAGGTAGCACCTGTAGATATTATTCATTCAATGAGTAATCACGATTATCAGAGTGGCTTCCATTTGGCACACGCATTAAAGAGTTGGTTTAGAAATGACAGAGAGGTTACATTTGACATATCAGTAGCACACAGGAAGTATTATAGGTATGGTAAGAATCTAATAGGTTTGGAACACGGAGATGGTGCTAAGATGGACAACTTACCTCTTTTAATGGCTCAAGAGCAACCGAAAATGTGGAGTGAAACTAAGTATAGGTATTGGTATTTACATCACTTACATCACAAGGTAAAACATAAATGGAGAGATGCTAAAGACTTTATTGGAGTAACTGTAGAGTATATGCGTAGTCCATCAGGAACTGATAGTTGGCACTCAAGAAAAGGATTTTCAGGAGTTCCTAAAGCAGTTGAAGGATTTTTGCACGAAAAAGTGAGTGGTCAAGTGGCTCGTTTAGTGCATTATTTCTAAAATATCACATAATTTTCATACAATTTACTTCTAGCAGGTAAACATTTATCTAAAAATTGTTAAAAATCTTTTGGTGGGTAATTCCAATTTTATATCTTTGCATCAATTAATAACTAAACTATACACAAATGGAAAAAATGAAAGAAGAATTAGTAAAAACACAAATAGAAGCATTTAACAATTCTATAAAAAACACACAAGATGTTTTTAATAAATGTTTTAAAACACAAAAAACACAAAAAATACAAAATGAGAAATACATTTTAAAAGACAGTTTAAATACTCACATCTCAATGCACAATACAGAAGATGAAGTACACGAAAAACTACAAGAATTTAGTAAAAAATTTAAAAGTAGTTTCTCAACTTTTGGGGCTGCTTTTGACTTTGATACAGGAGAGGCAAGACCAACTTATGAAGATAATGCAGTTTTTGACATACCAAAAGAAATGCAACAAAAATATGGTGGGGAAAAATATATAAAGTTTTATTTTTTTAAATTTGATTTAAACGAAAATAAAGCAATAGAATTGTATAAATAATGGAAGAAAATATAATTAAAAGATTAAAACTAACTGAACAAGAAGTTCTTAATGTAGTTAGTGAATGGTATCTAAATGGAATGTATAAAGATATATTACAGGATGAAGATGGTAACGAGTTATGTGAAATAACACAAGATTTATGGGAGGAAATTAATAACTAAAACAATAAACAATTATGGGAAGAATGAAAGAAGAATTTATGCAAATGAAAATGCAAGAGCAATCACAAGAAATTAACACACTAACCGATATTGCAGAACAATATCATAATAATAATCAATTAAATAATAACAAAATGACAAAAAAAACAATGCAAGAAAAACTGAAGAAACAACCTGAGCCAATCGTTGAAACAAGAAAAGAGGCTTTAAGAAGGCTTTACAAACAGAATGGCTTAACTGAAGAAGATATTTACAAAGACAAGAGAGGTTTTGTAATTATCACTAGAACAGGAATTGATAAGATTGTATCAAGAAACAATATTACAGTTGCTTATGAGGTGATTAATATGGATATTGAGAAATGTATCTGTGTATTAAGAGCAGCAGCAACAATGAAAGTTGGTAATGAGGTTAAGAACGCTATGAGTTTCGGTGAGGCATCTGACAGTAATTTAATGGGAGGTGGTAAGAAGTTCCCTGTTGCTATGGCAGAAAAGAGAGCAATGAGTAGAGTTGTTTTAAAGATTGCAGGATTCTATGAGCAAGGAGTATTTGGTCAGGATGAGATTGTAGATTAATGAATGATGATTGGATAGATAATTTACTTGATGGTGAGCCTAGTGGTATTACAGATACCCAATGGCTTATCATTGAGTCTAATATTAATCAAACATCACTCACTACACAAATGAAATCTGACATCATAAATAGGATTAACGATTTATCACAATTAGAAGCAGAAGAAATAATAACTAAACTATATAACAATAGATATGAAAAAGACACACAAAAACAATGGCTCAAAATGTTCAGAGATGGGGTATTTGAATGTAGAGATTTTTAAACATTTCCTAAAAACATACACTTACATAATATGGGAAGATAAACATATCTTAGGATTTATTCGTGAAGATGATATTATGAAACTGCTAGATAAAAAACAATTAGTAGATTTCTATCACTTTGACAAAACTATATTTAAAGTAGAGAAGTCTAAAGTTCATAAATACATTACTAAAGATGACTAAGAAATATTCTTTGGATAAAATCAGAAAATCAAGAAATGAGTTTGAGGCTCTATTAAGGATATATGGAATATCTAATTTGCAGTTATGTAAAATCATAGAAGTTAATTACGCTACAAGTAGTAAATTCATAGCAGAACCAACAAGACTTAGATTCATACACGCAAAGAGATTAGCAGACTATATAGGCTTAAATATCCAAGACATAGTTGATACAATAGTGTACGACTTAAATTAACAATAAACAAAATGAAAAGAAGAAGATTAAAATTTAGCGATTACTATCACAACATAATAGTTGATGAGTTATCAGACATTTACAGCGTAGATAAAGAGAAAATGTTTCTAGGAAGTAGAAAGAAAAACATTATATTTGCTAAGAGAATGTACATATACATCTTAAGAGAGATGTTTGGATTAACTCTAATGGAAATCGCAGGAGTAACTAACTTGCATCACGCATCAGTAATACATCACACTAGAAAGTTTGAGTTCTTTTACAATAACTATCCTGAAGAAAATGATGACTTTAAAAGAGTTGAAAGTAAAATCATTGAAGTTGAGATAGATGAGGAGATATTAGGACTTGAAGATAAATTGCAGAAAATAACGGATTCATTAACTAAATTATATAAAATTAAACAACAAAAAAATGACAGACAAGAAAGAGAAGGTCTACTTACCAAGTAGTATTAAAAACATTCCAACAAAGTATGGAACAATGATGGTTGCTAACTTTAAGTTAGATGAACTACAAAAGAACTCAAAGAATGGTTGGGTGTCAATGGTGATTTCAGAAAGGAGAGAACCATCTGAGAAAGGTGCAACTCATTATGCTTATGTAAATGACTTTGAGCCTAAAGAAACTGCTAATGCAGCACCTAAGAAATCAAGTGTAAAAACTGATGATGACTTACCATTCTAATGATTAAATGGAAAAATACAACTTACCCTAGCACTTTCATTGGATTGTCTGATGAACTTGCTAAGGTGAGAAGTATGCTATCTGCTAAAGTCTACAAAGAAGGATCAGAGAAATACAGAGGTAATCAGGAACACTCTATATCTCAGTTAGGAATATTTGCAGAACTAATTGCAAGACATCTAATGGAGAACAATAAAGGCATTAAATATAAGGCTGCACCATTAATTGATATGAATCCTGTTGTTGAGGCTGATATAGTTATGCAAGGAATTGACTCAATTAATTATATTGATGTCAAAGGAGTTAAGACTAATGGAAATACGCTTAGAGTTAATTTTAAAGCCCATAGCAACCCTAAAAAGAAAATTACGCACTATCTATTCATTCAGCCTTTAAATGCCTTACAAGCGAGATTTTGTTGGTTTACCCACGAACAGGTAAGTGAATGGAGTTTAGTGATGTCTACATACACTAAGTGCTATGAGTTAGAAATACCAAAACACAATTAAAACTACAAACAATGAAAGAACAACCAAACTACTATGCTATAATAAGTGCTGAGGTTAGATACGATAAGAATCTAACTGCAAATGCTAAATTATTATATGCTGAAATAACTGCACTACTTAACATCAATGGTGAGTGCTTTGCTACAAATAAATACTTTTCTAACCTTTATGGTAAGAGTACTGTTACTATTTCTAAATGGATAAGTGAATTAGTCGCAAATGGCTACATATCAACTCATTACATATACAAAGGAGGTACTAAAGAAATTGAAAGGAGGTATATAAGAAAACTTAAAGGGGGTATTAAAGAAAACTTTAAGGGGGGTATTAAAGAAAACTTTAAAGATAGTATTAGTTTATCTAAAGATAAACATATTAATAATAAAGGGGCTTCTTTTAAAAAACCAGAAGTTAATGATATTAAAGAATATTGTTTAGAAAGAAATAATGGTATTGATGCAGAAACTTTTTTTGATTTCTATGAAAGTAAAAATTGGTTGATAGGTAAAAACAAAATGAAGAATTGGAAAGCCTGTATAAGGACTTGGGAGAAAAGACAACATAAAACTAATAACAATAACACTACATCACACAGACATAAAAAAGGAGGAGATTATGGTGATGGTAAATTTTAAACTATGAGAACAATAGAAGATACATTTAAAAATGCAGACTTTCTGCAGCCAAAGGTTTACAACAGATATAAACTAGGAAAAAGAGAAGAAATAAAAGAAATGTTTATTAAGGCATTTGAATACTATGATAAGACTATTGATGAGTACAATCATCTTCCTGCTTATGATGAGATTATTGATTGGATGGTAGATACAAGTGGTAGAGGTTTAATGTTGATGGGTGAATGTGGGTTAGGTAAATCAACTATCTTAAATTATGTTATTCCTGCTATCTTCAGAACAAGAACAAATAAGATACTAAGAAGCGTTCCTGCTAAAGAATTAGGTGCAGTTGATAGAAACAAAGCACCATTCATTATCATTGATGACTTAGGTACTGAGAGTATTAAAAATGATTATGGTACTAAGATTGATGCAGTTGCTGATGCAATTTCTTATGCTGAAGATAGTTCTAAAACATTACTAATCACTACAAATTTAACACCTCAAGCACTTAAAGAAAGATATGATGAAAGGACTTTAGACAGGTTAAGGAAGTGTAAGGTTGTGATTATCAAGGGTAAAAGTTTTAGGAATTAATTTGTATAAAATTCAATTATTTTTATATCTTTGACAAATGAAAACAATTTTAATAATATGGGGAGTAATTATAGTTGCTTGTATTTTAGAGGCTTACTTCTTCACACTAGAAATAAAAGATGAAAGATAGAGAAGAAAAAAAAAGAAAGAAGTTAGACATACCTGAAATAATCTCAGATGATTTAACCTACTATATGCAGTTTGGATTCAAGAGAACAGTAGATAGGGTTAATACAAGAAGGGATGAAATTAAATATCAGGGAAGGATTTATAGTAATAGGAATATAGATGAATCAAATTCATACTAAAGAATACTCTAGGATTAATTAATAACAAAATGGGTAAGACCTACAATAAAGCGTTTATTTTACCTAGAGTAGTAGAAGGGGGGTTTGGTCGCCTCCCTAATACAATAAACCGAATAGAAATATTAATCGGCTCAACTAAAAGAATATGAAGAATTACAATAGTAAAGAGAATAAATGGACAGACATCAAAAGTGATGAGATTTTAGGAAGGGCTAAACATTGTCAGCATTTATTCAGTAAAGGTGAAAGTGTAAAGGAACTTGCTGAGAAGTATAAGTTAAGTGAAAGTAGAATAAGACAATACTTAAAACAATAGATATGGAAAGAACATACAAGACAATAAAAAGTGTATTAAAACATCACATCAAAACAGGAGTGAAAAGTCTTTGGACTTGGAAGGACGACAACTTCACAATGATATATGAAAATTATGATGGTGATGACAGAATTTACACAAGCAACCAACTATTAAAAATATTAAATAATGAATAGTGTAACTGTTGGTACTTTAATTATTGTTGGTTTTGTTTTAATATATATCTATGCTTTGTATTTAGTTGAGAGAAGGTTGTCAATAAAGAATAATAAAAAACTTATAAGAAATTTAGATAAAATTAAAAAATGACAAAGCATAATAAATATTATCACGATAAAGGCAGGAATGGATGGACACCAAGTAATACTTGGCAGGATGAGGTGATAGAAGATAAAGATAAAAAATGGAGTGGAGGTGAAATCAATCCTAAGATGCTATTAACAAAAGAAGAACTTAAGTTAGATTATAGTAAAGATAAAATTCCAAATTACTACATTGGTAAAGTCTATGGATATGAGGCTAGGAAAGTAATTGAGGACTTTGATTTATCTTACAATGTTGGTACTGCCACGACATATCTCCTGAGAGCAAAGCGTAAGCACGATACAAGTGTTGAGTGTATTCAGAAGGCAATCAATCACTTAGAGTTTGAATTAGATAGAATTAAGAATGAAGCAAAAATAGAGTTCTTTGATTTAAAAAACATAAATGAAGAAGCCGATATTTAGAGTATTTATATCTTACGAGATAAAGAGTAAAAAGGCTGTAACTAGGAAGGTTACTGCAGGTACTTTAGATACATTCGTTCTGACATCTAATATAAATGAGATAAAGAAAGACCAAGAAATTATAGATAGAATATGTTACTTAAATAAAAAGAATCTAAACAAAGTAGATATTACAATAACTGATATTGATATAGAAAATCAATATGGTGAAACTACTGATAGGTTTGATAATGAATATTAAATTATGCCAAAGATTAGAAAGATAAAAGTAGAAGATAGAAAAGATAGTAGAGGTGGAGGTTACTCAAGAAGAAAGTTTACTGTTGCTGAAGCAGATGCTATCAGACTAGAATACAATACTGCCACAGAGAAGATAACTATCTCATCTCTTGCTAGGAAATACAAAGTATCTCAACCTTTAATGTACCAACTCATTAAGGGGACTACCTATACTGATAAGGGGATAGGGGGTAAGCGTAGGGGGCATA